GGATCGGTCTCACCCAACAGTTCATCTCTTAAATCAGCTTGCCACTGCCAAGGTTCTCCTTCAGCAAGAGGGGGACCCTCAAAGCGAATGCGAGAGATAGCGACAGCACCAGGATAGCGAGTAAGGATCGCAGGAGCATGACGAGCAACCTCAGGAGTAGAAGGAGCTCTACCATTTTCCTGACTAAAGGTATCCGCCCAATCATAGAAGGTATCCAAGTCCGTACGACGTCCTTGCGAACTGGGAGGACAGGTACCGAACTCTTCAAAGTCTCCCTCTTTGATACAGTACTCTCGGTTGCTTGAAGGACCAGCTCGTGCTACGGCGAGATGCGCTCTCTCGCCGATACGGTTCTTAGCCGTGCTGAAACGAAGCGGGGCTTTAAACGTAACGAAACCCTGGAGATGCGGAGTACCTTCCTCTCCAGTCTCTTTACCAAAGACAAGATACTCAGAAATAGAAGTACCCACGGTACGGAGGGCCTCGGCTTCCGCCTCCGTCCAGTTATTGATAGTAAAACACCAGTTTTTAGCACGAGACATGATGCAAATTAAAATTGTGAGGGCATGGAAGGGAAGTGGGCTGGTAATACTAGCAGCCCACAATGAGTCCCATAAAATCTCAAACCTGCTAAATAAATAGCAGTCCAGTCAAGCGAAAAATTTAGCACGACGGAGTTGTCACAATTTCGGTCTTAAATATTCGAATATATGCCGTACGGCAATCTAGCTTATTTCAAGAGACGCGCATACCAAGAAGGGCGGCGCCAGTTAGTCAACTACGGAATCCGCAGCATGCGCAAATACGGTCGCAAATACCTTCGTGGACGAAGTAGAAGGACCTATAAAGGCGGTTTGCGTGGTACCCGCAAACGCAAGGTAGCCACCAAGAAATGGGTCAAGAACACAATTGCGCGCACCAAGGGTCGCTCTAAGAAGGTTGATGATATCATAACTAATGAAGATGACTTCAACGCTGTTAATGGTACAAACATTATGGCTTACTGCTGGTTTGGAAACATCCAACCAATATATGGAGGTCGTCCTACGGACAGAAACGGCACAGGAGTGCTCTTAACAGGATTCAGGTTCAAAGGACTCTTTGAGAACCTAAAGAATAACACAGGTTCCGATGTCGACGTCTACGTCGTCAAGACTGATCAAGGAACAGTAACAGAGGATAGAATGCCACAGAATGTGTGGTTTCAGGAATACCGTCACACTCCGATAGACGAAGTCCAGAGCAAAACACTACCGTTCAACAATCTGACGATTCCGGATGGGCCTGAGAAAGCCAACCATCCTATATCTCGCGATGGATACACCGTGCTAAAGCACATAAGAGTCCATCTCAAACCGAGATTCTCATCTGCTAATTCTACAGGAAACAAGAATGACTGGATGAAACATCTAGACTTTTACCACCGCTTTACAAAGCCAGTAAAGGTCACATTCAAAGTTGGGGTCGCTCTCGGAGGAGCTAACTTCGATGAATTCTTCCCTAAGATAGGGATATTGATAGCTGCGCATAGTGACTTCCCGCAAGCTCCAGGCACTGTCCTAGCTGGAGGTGATGACTATCCAAGAATCACATGGTACTTTAGAGATGCATAATTAGTAAACTCCGCTGACGCTCCGTGATGTTATGCCGAATATTGCACCTTAGCGTGCCCAGAGGGCCCTGCGCATCGCTGGCGCGCTCGCTGTTCATTAGATAAATCCTTCGCACCCTGCGGGCGCAGAAATACATTGTCAATTCGTGGGGTTAATAGGTTATGAGGGCTAGGTAGTATAGGTTATGACTCCTTATAGTTAGTCGTCTACATTAATCTCGCGAACAACGTAACGGTCCATAGTCATCTTGGACAGGTCCGGAGCCTCGTTAGAAAAGACTACCACGTGAGGAACCTGATCCAGTACTTTCATCCGACTGTTGTACTTCGGAGAGGAAACCATACGGTCCTTCAGCATCTCCAAAATTGAGTATTGGAGGTATTCCATCTGGGTGCGGGGAACGTTAATCAAAAAGACCGATTTGGAGGGGGAAATCATGTGAGCCATATCGTCGCGTTTAGCAATACCCAACACCTGCGTGCGGGCCTTGTACTGGGAAAAGAACCACTGAATAAACCAAGTCTTCCCCTTGCCACCTTCGGGGTCAACATAAAACAACACATGACGCGGATCGGTCTCACCCAACAGTTCATCTCTTAAATCAGCTTGCCACTGCCAAGGTTCTCCTTCAGCAAGAGGGGGACCCTCAAAGCGAATGCGAGAGATA